AAGTTTATGCCTGCATACAGAAATAAAGTCTGGGATGGTAAGATAAGATTATTCTCAGATAAGACAGGTAAAATATATGTGGGTTTATTATCTTACATAAAAGAGTTTTGTGATAGAAACGAAATAGAATATGTTATTGCTGATGATGTAGATGATACAGATAATTTAGATATAGAAAAAGTAAAAGACTTTGTTAAATCTTTAAAACCACAATCAAAAGGTAAATTGTTAGAAATTAGAGATTATCAGCTTGATGCTATACAATGCGCACTGAGTAATCATAGAGGAATGTTAGTTTCGCCGACTGCTAGCGGGAAGTCATTAATCATATATGCACTCATAAGATTCTATAACTACTTACTTAAAGATAAAAAGATATTAATACTTGTACCAACTACATCATTAGTAGAACAGATGTATTCTGATTTTATTGACTATGGTTGGAATGATAAATACTTACATAGAATATATCAAGGTCATGAAAAGGTAACAGACAAACCTATAATTATTTCAACATGGCAGTCTATCTATAAGTTAGATAAAAAATACTTTGAAAATTTTGGATGTGTTGTTGGAGATGAAGCACATCTATTTAAATCTAAGTCATTGACTACAATCATGACTAAACTAATTAACTGTAAATATCGTTTTGGTATGACAGGTACTTTAGATGGTACACAAACTCATAGATTAGTTTTAGAAGGTCTATTTGGAAAAGTAGAAAAGGTAACATCCACAAAAGAGTTAATGGATAAGGATACTTTGGCTAGTCTTAAAATTAAGTGTCTAGTATTAAAACATAAAGAAAGTGAATGTAAAGAAGTAAAAGATTTAAAGTATAGTGATGAGTTACAGTATATAGTGGCACACAAGACACGGAATGACTTTATTTCAAGACTTTGTGATAAATTGAGTGGTAATACACTATGTTTATATCAGCTAGTCGAAAAACACGGGCTAGTGTTGTATAATCTAATGAAAGACTTTGATAGAAAAGTATTCTTTATACATGGTGGAACAGATACAGAAACAAGAGAAAAAATTAGAGCAATAACGGAGAAAGAAACAAATGCAATCATTGTCGCATCGTATGGTACATTTAGTACTGGTATTAATATTAGGAACTTGCATAATATCGTGTTCGCATCTCCGTCTAAGAGTAGAATACGAGTGCTCCAAAGTATCGGCCGTGGGTTGCGGAAGTCAGATAAAGGGGATATACAAACAACCCTTTTAGATATTGCTGATGACTTTACATACAAGGATAGGAAGAATTTTACATTAAATCACTTCTTAGAAAGAATAAATATATACAATGAAGAAGAATTTGATTACGAAATAGATAGGATAAGGATATGACAGATAACACTACTAGAGTAATAAAATTAGCAAATGGTGAGAGTATCGTTTGTACTTGTATACCTACAAGGACAGATGAAGCTTCTACTAAACTACATGTACTACATCCATTAAAAATGGAATTAAAAAATAGAATCACTAAGAAAGGTGTTGTTGAGGCATTATCTTTATCTCGTTGGTTACAACCTTTTACAGAATCAGATGAATTTGATATTGAGAAATCAACAATCATAACAATCACACAAGCATCATATGCTTTAAATAATTACTATCAACATATGTTAAACTCATATAGTGCTGCAGATGCTGAGGCGAATGAACCTATTGTACAAAGGGTTCAAGGAGAAGATGAAGTAGATGAATTTGAAGACACAGAAGCAGTAAGAGAAATGTTTAATGAATATGTATCTACATTAAGTGGTCAAAATAAAGAAAGAGAATTAGTACAAGAAGAAATATCAGAAGAAGATTTAGATAGTTTACCTATTTCAAATACTAAACATTAACCATCTCTTTAGAGTATATATTATTCTCCGCTGGAACACAGCGATTATAAACTTTCAAACAAGGTTTGTCAAGGTTTAATTTGCAAAAAATGCAAAAAAGTTTTTTAGTTAAAACCCATAATAAAACTTGACATAATATGTACAACCTAGTACTATGGCTACATAACAATTCATCAAGGAAAGAAAGATGGCAACAACAAAGAAAAAAGGTGTTCATTACATAGACAATAAAGAGTTTCATGCAGCAATGATTGCGTGGAAAGAACTATGTAAAGAGGCAGAGGAAGCTGGAGAAGAAAAACCCCAAGTAACGAATTACATAGGTGAGTGTTTTTTAAAGATAGCAAATGGATTATCATATAGACCTAACTTTATTAATTATACTTATCGTTCTGAAATGGTTTCTGATGGTATAGAAAACTGTTTACAATACATACATAACTTTGACCCAGAAAAGTCAAAGAATCCTTTTGCATATTTTACACAAATAATATACTATGCGTTTTTAAGAAGAATCCAAAAAGAGAAAAAACAAACTCATATCAAAAACAAAATGATTGAGAAACAACAATATGAAACTTATACTACAAATGAAGGCGATGATACAGTTTATGATGTAAGAGGTTTTGACCCAGACATTATGTTGCCTGATGAAGATGTATATAAAGTCAAGAAAAAAGAAAAAATAACAACACCAGAAGGTTTAGAAACCTTTATGGAAACTTCTGAAACAGACAAAGAAATTACTTAATGAAAATAGCAATAATTACTGATACTCATTTCGGTGCAAGAAATGATAATGTGAATTTTAATGAATACTTCTATCAATTTTATGAGGGAGTATTTTTTCCATATCTACAACAAAACAATATTAAAACATGTATTCATTTAGGTGATTGTTTTGATAGGCGTAAGTATGTATCATATAGAACAGCAAAAGATTTTAGAGAAAGATTTGTATTACCATTTAATGTATTAGGAATTGACTTACATATGTTAGTTGGTAATCATGATATCTATTATAAGAATACAAGTCAAGTAAATTCACTTACAGAGTTATTAGGTGATAAACATAAAAACATTCACATTTATGATGAAGCAACAGAAGTAGACTTTGATGGTTTACCAATATTACTTATGCCATGGATTAATCAAACAAATGAAATCTATGCAGAAGGTATGATTGATGAAACTAAAGCTGATGTATGTATGGGTCATCTAGAAATAAATGGTTTTCAAATGAACAAGAATGTCATAATTTCTAGCGGCGGCCGTGAGAAAGAATTCTTTAGAAAGTTTGATACAGTTATGAGTGGACATTTTCATCATAAATCAGATGATGGTCAAATCTATTATCTAGGTACACCATATGAAATATATTGGAATGATTGGGAAGATAAAAAAGGATTCCATATCTATGATACAGAAACAAAAGAATTAGAAAGAATAGTTAATCCATATACAATATATGAAAAAATATATTATGATGATACAAAAGAAAACTATAAAGAACATGATACTACAAAGTATGCAAACAAATATGTTAAACTCATTGTAGTAAACAAAAAAGATTTATATCAGTTTGACCAATTCCTAGACAAATTATATGCAGCAGATGCTTTTGATATAAAAATTGTCGAAGATTTTTCAGACCTAGATGCAAGTTCAGTATCAGATGATATTGTAGAAAATACAGAAGATACAGTAACACTATTAAACAAATACATTGATGACCTATCCATTGACTTAGAAAAAGATAGATTAAAAAATCAAATGAAATCTTTATATACAGAGGCTCAAGACTTAGACTTAGAATGATAATATTTGAAAAGGTTCGTTGGAAGAATTTTCTTTCTACAGGAAACCAATTTACAGAAATAGATTTGAATCGTAATGAAACCACACTTATCATAGGTGAGAATGGTGCTGGTAAATCAACAGTGCTTGATGCATTATGTTTTGCATTGTTTGGAAAACCATTTAGAACAATTAGTAAATCTCAATTAGTCAATACAGTTAACGCAATGGAAACTGTAGTAGAGATTGAGTTTAGTATTGCAAGTCGTAGATACAAAGTCATTCGTGGTATCAAACCAAACAAGTTTGAGATATGGCAAAACGATAAGATGTTAAATCAAGAAGCCAATAATCGTGACTATCAAAAAATACTAGAACAACAAATACTAAAACTAAACTATCGTTCATTTACACAAGTTGTAATATTAGGTAGTTCAACCTTTGTACCATTTATGCAATTAAAAGCAAAATTTAGGAGAGAGGTTGTTGAAGACTTATTAGATATTAAAATATTCTCAATGATGAATATGATACTTAAACAAAGACTAAAAGATTTAGTTATAGAATTACAAGAAGTAGAATATAATTATAAGTTATCTGGTGAAAAAATAAATATGCAAGAATCTTATATTGAAGACATTAAAAATAATGCTGGTGTTATTATAGAATCAAAACAAAATGATTATCATTCTAATTCAATGATGTTAGATGAAAAAGTAAACAATAAAAAAACACTAGAAGAAACTCAAAAAACATTATTTGAATCAGTAACAGACCAAATTAATATAGAATCTAAAGATGTTAAATTAAAAGATTTACGCTCTACCCTTATAGAAAAACAAAAAGAAAAAGATAAGATGATTGCCTTTTTTGAAAAACATGATGATTGTCCTGTATGCACACAAGATATACCTAAAGATTTTAAATCTGAAATGATAGTCACAAAAGAAAAAGAGAAAAAAGAAATTGTAAATGGTCTTACAAAAATGGAAGAAGAAATAGATAAGACACAAAGTAGATTATCTGAAATAGTAAAGGTCACAAAGGAGATACAAGATAACTCAATACAGATTGCACAATTAAATACATCTATAAAAGAATTAGAAAAATATCAAGAAAGATTATCTAATGAAATTACAGAATTAGAAAAGAGCACGATTAATAATTCTGATGAAGAAAAGTTAAAAACACTTCAAGAAGAATTTAATACTATAGAAAAAAACAGAAAGGATTTAAAAGAAGAAAAAATTTATAAAGAAGCAACAAGAGCCATGTTGCAAGATACAGGTATTAAGACTAAAATTATTAAACAGTATTTACCTATCATGAATCAGTTGATTAATAAGTATCTGGCATCTATGGAATTTTATGTAAACTTTACATTAAATGAAAACTTTGATGAAACAATCAAGTCAAGATTTCGTGATAACTTTAATTATGCCTCATTTAGTGAGGGTGAGAAAATGAGAATAGACTTGGCACTATTGTTTACATGGAGAGCAATAGCAAAAATGAAAAATAGTACAAATACAAATCTATTAATATTAGATGAGATATTTGATAGTTCATTAGATAGTGCAGGAACAGATGAGTTTCTAAAGATATTGAATACACTTGAAGGTGAGAATGTATTTGTAATCAGTCATAAACAAGATGTATTAGTAGACAAGTTTAAACACACACTTAAATTTGAGAAGAATAAAAACTTTAGTAAAATGGTGATAGCATGACAAACACAACACATTTAGTACACAGAAGTTTAGATATAGGAAGTGGACTAATACTTTCTATTATAATACAGTTAACAATATTTCCCTACTATGGTATATACATTGATGTATGGGCCATGATTCATATAGCAGCAATATTTACAGTTGTAGGTATTACTAGAAGTTATCTGTGGTCAAAATATGTATTTAAGTATGGAGAATCTAAATGAGAATCATTCTCATTAACTAGTGATTATACTGATATCGTACAATATTTGCACAATCTTATTTTAAAATAATCCATTAATCCTATATAAATCAATAACATACAACCCTTGACAAAACCTGTTGGACCTGTCATACTGGCTATGTAAATT